ACAGAAAGTTGCAGAAAGATTGATTGAACGCATCGCATTTATGACGATCACGCTCCAGATATTAGAAGAAGACATTAAAAAGAAGGGACCAACGTACAAATTCAAGCAAGGTGTGCAGGAAATGTACGTAGAAAACCCATCGCAGAAGTCTTATAATACCATGATCAACCGTTACACCGCTTCTTATGCGAAATTATTGGACTTGTTACCAAAGGAAACGGCACAAGAACAGGAAGATGGCTTTGACAGCTTTGTGATGACCCGTGATTAAATACCCTGCTACTTATAACCCTATTTTGGAGTACTGGCAAGCAATCGAAGCTGGTGAAATGGTATCCGATAAGGTAAGACGCATTTATAAAAAGCTGGTAGCCGATTTAAGCGATCCTGACAGCGAATGGGAGTATAGTACCAAACGTGCCAACCATTCCATTGAGTTCGTAGAGAATTTCTGTAAGCATTCCAAGGGAAAACTTGGTGGTGCGCCATTTGTTTTAGAGATTTGGCAAAAGGCAATGCTCGCTGCCTTGTTTGGTTTTGTTCACAAGATCGACCAAACAAGGAAATATAGAGAACTTTTGTTTATTGTAGCTAGGAAAAATGGTAAGTCTGCCCTTGGTTCAGCCATTGCGCTTTATATGCTAGTGGCAGATGGAGAACCGGGTCCAGAAATAGTAAGCGCAGCAACCAAGAAGGATCAGGCGAAAATCATATGGTCAGAATCGAAGCGGATGGTAAAGAAATCCCCTGTTCTGACCAAACGAATACGCACCCTTGTTGGGGAATTGTTATCCGACTTTAATGACGGGTCATTCAAACCGCTTTCCAGTGATTCCAATACCCTTGACGGTTTGAACGTCCACGCTTCTCTGATTGACGAACTTCATGCCGTCCAAGATAAGAATCTGTATGATGTTATTGTGGATGGGATGAGTGCAAGGGAGCAACCTTTGAGCATCATCACCACTACAGCGGGGACCGTTCGAGAGGGTATTTTTGATATCAAGTACGACGAAGCCGAACGGATTCTAAATGGCTTCGATGATCCGAACGGCTACAAAGATGAACGTGTATTACCCATCATCTATGAGCTAGATAAGCGAGAAGAGTGGGTAAACCCTGATTGCTGGAAGAAAGCAAACCCCGGACTCGGTACTATCAAGAGTATCGACCAACTGGAATCGAAAGTAAAGAAAGCACAGTCGAATCCTTTGCTAGTAAAGAACTTGTTAACCAAGGATTTCAACATACGAGAGACAACGAGTGAAGCATGGCTGACTTTTGAGCAGTTGAACAATGCAGCAATGTTTGATATTGCAGCGTTGAAGCCGCGTTATGGTATCGGCGGTTGTGACTTGTCCAGTACAACGGACTTGACAGCTGCGTCTGTGTTATTTCAGGTGCCAAACGATGACACGATTTATTTTAAGCATATGTATTGGTTGCCGGAGGAACTTTTGGATAAACGTGTGGCAGAGGATAGTGTCCCCTATGATATTTGGCGAGACATGGGGCTACTCCGAACCACTCCGGGGAACAAGGTACATTATAAGTATGTGGTCGAATGGTTTTTAGAGTTACAAAATGATTATGATTTATATCTTTCATGGATCGGGTACGATTCTTGGTCAGCAACGTACTTTGTGGAAGAGATGCAAGGGAACTTTGGAAGAGATTCCATGATTCCAGTTATTCAAGGGAAGAAAACGTTATCCGGCCCCATGAAATCACTGGGAGCTGACTTGGAAAGTAATCGAGTGAACTATGGTAACAATCCCATAACCAAATGGTGCCTTTCTAACACTAGTGTAGAGATTGACAAGAACGACAACATTCAACCTAGTAAAGGGAAACAGCAACGAAGACGTATAGACGGCACCGCTGCCATGCTGAATGCGTATGTGATATATCAAACGAAAAACCTAGACTACATTAATATTATTTGAATACGTATCCTGATACTTATCAAAATATGCATGCGTAAATTGATGCACAAACTGATAAGTATACACTTCATAATAATGATGTAAATACACATTGTTATTATTTTGTTTAAACTCATACGTATTCAAATCAGGATTTATATTCGCAAGAGTAATCGTACTATGTTTTGAATAAAAACGCGTCCGTTATTACGGTTAAGGGGGTGATAATCATTGGAATATTTGATTGGTTCAAGAAAAACCGAGCCGTCACAGTTTCCCGCTATCAGATGATAACGGACGACGGGAACGGCTTCTATTCGTGGAATGGACAGTTGTATAAATCGGACATTGTGCGCTCCTGTATCCGTCCAAAAGCTAGGGCAATAGGAAAAGCAGTGGGCAAACACATTCGTAAAGGATTAAAAGACACGCAAGTAAACCCAGATGTATATATACGCTTTCTGCTGGAAGAACCGAACCCATATATGACAGGTCAGCAGATGCAAGAAAAGTTAATCACACAGCTGGAGCTGAATAACAACGCTTTTGCTTACATCAATCGCGATCTCAATGGGCTGCCAATGGAGATTTACCCCATTACCGCCATTACAGCGGAAGCAGTCAACAGTGATAGCGGTATTTTGCATCTACGATTCACATTGAAAAATGGTCAAACCGTTACTTTCCGTTATACGGACATTATCCATCTACGCAAAGACTACAACGACAACGAAATATTCGGAGATAGCCCAGCAGAAACCCTTGCACCACTCATGGAAATCATCAATACCACCGATCAGGGCATTGTAAAAGCCATTAAAAACTCGAATGTAATCAAGTGGTTATTAAAATACAATGCAAGCTTGCGACCGGAGGATATCAAGAAACAAACCAAGCAGTTTGTGGACGATTATTTGAGTGTGGAAAGCGATTCCGTTGGAGTGGCTGGTTTGGATTCCAAATTCGATGCCCAGCAGATCGAGCCAAAGGACTATGTACCGAACGAAAAACAAATGGATAGCACCGTCCAACGTATTTATGCCTTTTTTAATACAAACGAAAAGATCATACACGGTAATTACAGCGAGGATGAGTGGATTAGCTACTACGAAAGTGCTGTGGAACCAGATATTACCCAGTTGAGCAACGAATGCACCCGCAAATTATTCTCTAGACGGGAACGAGGTCATGGAAACAAGATTATTTTCGAGTCCAGCAATCTGACTTTTGCTAGTATGGCAACCAAATTGAACCTCGTACAGTTTGTGGACCGTGGGATTATGTCCCCCAACGAAGTACGGGAAGTGCTCAATATGTCCCCATATGACGGTGGGGATGAGATTGTCAGACGACTGGATACCGCACCTGTACAAGATCAAACTGCGGAAGGTGGTGAGTAAATGGCGAAAATTAATATCAAAGGTGTGATTGTCTCCAATGATCACAAAGATATCTATGATTTTTTCGGTATGGATGCCACATCTCCAAATGATGTATTAACTGCACTGGATAAAGCAAAAAGCGGGGATGTAGAAATTCATATTTCTAGTGGTGGGGGTGATATATGGGCAGGAAGTGAGATATATACCGCACTGAAAGAGCATGAGGGTAATGTGACGGTTAAAATCTTGGGATTGGCAGCGTCTGCTGCTTCTGTCATCGCAATGGCAGGGGACAAGGTGATGATGAGTCCAACCGCTGAATTGATGATACACAATGTTTGGACACAATCAACTGGAGACTTTCGAGACATGGAACATGCTGCGAAGGTGCTGGAAACGTCAAACAAAACCGTTGCGAATGCTTACGTTTTGAAAACAGGGCGAAGCATGGAAGAGTTACTAAATCTAATGAATGACGAAACGTGGTTCGATGCGAAGGCAGCAAAAGAATACGGCTTTGTAGATGAGATTATGTTTGATGACGGAATTTCCTTGGCTGCCAACGTCAACCGTTCAGCAATGTTACCACCGGAAGTAATCCAAAAAATACGAAACATGGAACGTCCAGCTTTATCCGACAAGGAGAACAACAGCGAGGTTCTTATGGCTCGATTACATTTGTTGAAATTAGGAGGAAAAGAAATTGAATAAAGAACAGTACGTGGAACAACGAAATGCGTTAATGAATGAAGCGGAAACGCTAATTAATGAAAACAAATTGGAAGAATCCGAAGCAAAAATGACTGAAATTAAGGAATTAGATAACAGTTGGGAACTATCTAAAGTGGCCGCTGCAAATTTACAAGCTTTAAAAGGTAACACTGAGGTGACCAAATTAGAAAATAAATCCGTAAACCTTGAAGGGGGTAAAGTGTTGGACAACATCCAAGATGCAAAGAATGTTTTATCTGATGAAAAAGTATATGAAAACGCATGGGCAAAACACATGATGGGGAAAAGTCTTGATGAAAATGAAAGAGTCGTTTTTGGAAAAGTAAACCCTGAATTTTATAACGCGTACACTCACGATACCACTAACACAGCTGTGTTAATCCCTGAAACCGTTGCCGCTGGTATCTGGTCCCGTGCGGAAGAAGCATACCCATTATATGCGGATGCGAAAAAATTCAATGTCCGCGGAAAATTCACTATCAAAAAACATGTTTCTATTGATGCAGGGGACGCGGCATGGTACACAGAATCTACTGCGACTGCTGATGAGCAAAATACATTTGGTGAACTTACTTTGGATGGTAACGAACTAGCGAAAGCTATTACGGTCAGCTGGAAGTTGAAGGCTATGGCGATGACCGAGTTTATCCCTTATATCATCAACGAACTTGGTGAAAGAATGGGTGTTGCATTAGGTGTAGCAGCTGCAAGAGGAACAGGCACCAACCAACCACGCGGAGTAGAAACAGCTTTGTTAGCACAAGCAGGAACACCACAAGTAGTCGCGTATGACCCTGACGGTACCACACCAGTACCATTGAGTTACCAAATCATCACCAGTGCTATTAGTAAAATCCATTCCAGCTATTTGAGTGGTTCCGCAATCTATGCCAATAACGCAACTATCTGGAATCAATTGGCTAACTTATTAGACGAAATGGGTCGCCCACTGTTTATTGCAGACGTGAGAAGTGACGGCGGTGTTGGTCGCATGTTCGGATTGGTAGTAAAACCCGATGCAGGTGTTTCTGCGGACAGTATCATCATTGGTAATGCTTCAAAAGGATTGATCTTTAATATCAACGAACCAATGAGCGTCGCAACAGAAGAACATGTAAAAGCTCGTACCACCGATTATGCAGCGTACACCGTTGTAGACGGCGATGTCATGGACGAAAAAGCATTTGCTTTGATCCGTAACACACCGAACGCATAGGGAGGTTTTATAGATGAAGGTAGAAGTATTAAAAGAATTCGCGGATAAGGAGACGGGTGTGATTTATTTCCCCGGCTCCTTTTTTACAGGGGAAAAGAAACGTGTAGACGAGTTGGTAAAACTGGGATTCCTGAAAGGCGAAAAGCAACCGACTAAGAAAGCGGCGAAGTAACATGGCTCTACTGGATGATGTAAAGCTATCGCTACGAGTTAGTACAGTCGTATTTGACGCAGAGATACAAGATTTAATTGACGCGGCTAAAATTGACCTTATTCAGTCCGGTGTAGCAGCAGATAAAGCAAACAATGAAACAGACGCGATTATCAAACGAGCTATAACCGTGTACGTCAAGGGTCATTTTGGTTACGACAACCCTGACGCAGAAAGGTTCTTGACCTCATACAGCATGTTAAAAGATCACCTTGCCCTGTCTGGTGATTATGGTGAGGTGTATCCCATTGAGACACCATGAGGTTATTCAATTACTTGCTGTCACGATCGTGGAGGATGAATTGGGAAACCAGCTCGAACAGGAAACCCCTCGCCAAGTATTTGCAAATGAATTTAGCGTCTCTGCTTCTGAATTTTACGAAGCGAGTAACCAAGGGTTGAAACCGTCCAAACAGTTTGAAATATATACATTTGAGTATGAAAATGAACCAAAATTTGTATACAACAATGTCAAATACAGCATTATCCGTACCCAAACCAAAGGGGACAAGATTCGGCTGACCGGAGAAAAGGTGATTGGTGATGTCTAGCGTGGATTTGCTGGCCGCTGAGATTGCTAAAGCCCTCCAAACCTATACCAAAGAAGTAGAGGAAGGGATGGAGCAGGCGAAAACCAAAGTAGCTAAGGAATCTGTGAAAACATTGAAAGCTACAAGCCCAAAAAATACAGGTAAATATGCCCGTGGTTGGCGAGTAAAAAAAGTGGGCAGTGCCCAAGTCATCCACAACGCAACGCGGGGGTCACTCACTCACCTGCTGGAAAAAGGTCATGCGAAGGTGAATGGAGGACGCGTTGCGGGCATTCCACATATTCGACCAGTAGAACAAGCCGCAATAAAAGAATATATCAAGCAAGTGGAGCAGGTGATTAAAGGATGACGTTACCCGAATTGGTTCAAATCTTAAAGGCGACTGGCTACCCTGTCGCCTATTCTCATTTTCCAAGTGCACCCACCGTCCCTTTTATCACATATTTAGAATCGAGTTCAGACAATTTCCAAGCCGACAACCGGACGTATCAGCGTGTGCGAATAGTAGATGTGGAGCTTTACACGGATAAAAAAGATGTGACAGCGGAATTGGCTTTAGAGACCTTGTTAGAATCGAATGATTTACCTTATGAAACATTAGAGATTTACGTGGAATCAGAGAAATTGTTTCAAAAAATATATACCATTGGAGTGATTTAAGAATGGCAGAGAATAAAGTCCAGTTTGGATTAAAAAATGTCCATTATGCTACCTTTACGGAGTCGGGTGGTGTTATTTCCTATGATGCACCTATTCCGATACCCGGAGCGGTTGAAATCTCCTTAGAAGCGCGTGGAGATATGGTGGAATTTTATGCCGATGATGTTTTGTACTATTCTGCTAGTAATAACCAAGGGTATGACGGAACTTTAAACATTGCCGTTATACCTGAATCTTATGCAATCGATTGTTTAGGAGAAGAAAAAGACCCTACCGCTGGTGTTTTGATTGAGAAAGTAACAGCGAAAGGAAAACCATTCGCCCTCATGTTCGAGTTTGACGGGGATGTTAAGGCTACCCGCCATGTGTTATATAACTGTACTGCTTCCCGTCCTACGGTTGGTAGCTCCACCAAGACCGATTCCGTAGAACCCGGTACAAGTGAATTAACATTCGTTGCAAGTGCTAGAAGCACAGACGATGCGGTAAAAACGAAAACTACCGGAACTACTTCACCAACCGTCTACAATAATTGGTACACCGAAGTTTATAGCCAAAATGCCGTCGCAGTCACTAGTGTTACCTTGGTTCCTGACACATTGAGTCTAACAGTTGGGGCAGTGCAGCAACTAGCAGCGACCGTATTGCCAGCCAACGCAACCAACAAAGGTGTCTTGTATACAACTAGTGACGCAACCAAAGCAACGGTAAGCAGTTCGGGACTTGTAACAGCAGTGGCAGCTGGAACGGCTACGATTACGGTTACCACTTCGGACGGTAGTTTTACAGATACTTGTGCTGTCACGGTGACCACGTAGGGGAGATGGCTCATGGAAAAGACAATAACAATTGATGGGAAAGAGATTCGTTTTAAGTCTACTGGGGCTACGGCCCTTCGATATAAATCCCAATTTAGAAAAGATTTGTTTCAGGAACTATTTAAAATAGATCGATTCGACAAGGTTATAAATAAAAAAAACAAGGAAATAAATCCTGCTGATTTAGAGCATTTGGATTTTGATTTGTTTTATGAAATCGCTTGGGTGATGGCGAAAACGGCAGACCCTTCTATCCCTGACCCTATCGCGTGGCTAGATAAGTTTGATGAGTTCCCGATGATGGACGTTATTCCACAACTTACAGAATTGATTTCCAGCACCCTGCAAAGCAATAAAAAAAAGTAGATGAGCATATAGAAGTTGGCGAACCCCTTACGACAGAGGGGTTTTTATTGGTTTGTAAACATGCTGGGCTGGATCGCTTAGACATGGAAGAAATGACCGTGGGTATGTGTTTGGATTATGTCGACGATTACATTGAGATGAACGACCCGAAAAGAAATAAATCCAAAGTTAGGAAAGCTGGACAATCTGATTTCGATTCCTTTTAAAAAGTGAGGTGAGAACATGGCAGGAAGTATCAAGGGTATCACAATCGAGCTGGACGGAAACACCTCCGGACTTCAAAAAGCGTTGTCTGATGTGGACAAAAAGAGTCGTGACCTACAGGGTGAACTGAAACAAGTAGAAAAAGCTTTGAAATTCAACCCCGGTAACCTTGATTTATTGGCTCAAAAGCAGCAATTATTAGCGGAATCCGTTCAAGCTACAACTACACGATTGGAACGACTGAAAACCGCGCAAAAACAAGTAGAATCACAATTTGCGTCCGGTAAAATCGGCGCGGATCAATTCCGAGCGTTCCAGCGTGAAATTATCAAGACTGAAAGTCAATTAAAAGGACTAAAAACCCAGATTGGGAAAATCGATGATACGGCAGCTGTTGCCAATTTAAAAACAGATATGAACAAAGTAGAACAAGAAGCAGAGAAAGCTACAAAATCCATTAATGAACTTGCAGAGGGCTTAGAAGATTTAGAAATGTTTGCAGGTTTAGCTGGTGATACGCTATCGAAAGCATTCGAGACGGCTTTGGATAGTTCTTCCACGAATACAAAAATAGATATAGCTTTCGATGTTCCTGAGTCATCAAAAAAGAGTGTCAAAGATGCAATTAAACAAATTGAAGCTTATGGAGTTGATGGACAGACAGCGTTAGAGGGTGTTAGACGACAGTGGGCATTGAACAAAAATGCGAGCGATGCAGCCAACACTGCTATCGTAAAAGGTGCCGCCGTCATCGCTGCCGCTTATAACGGTTTGGACTTCAATGAGCTGATCCAAGAGACAAACGAAGTCGCCGGAGCTTTGAAAATAAGTAACCAAGACGCGTTAGGGTTGGTCAATTCCTTACTGAAAGCAGGATTCCCACCCGAACAGGTTGATATTATCAGCGAATATGGTACACAGTTGAAAGCCGCCGGGTTTGATGCCAAGCAAATACAAGCAATCTTTGCGGCTGGTGTGGATACGAAATCATGGAACATTGATAACTTGATTGATGGAATCAAAGAGGGACGTATTAGAATGGCAGAGTTTGGGCAAGCGATTCCGGCAGCTATGCAACCACTGTTGCAACAAGCAGGTATATCTGCTACTCAGTTTCAACAATGGGGGAAAGCGATCGCCCAAGGTGGCGAGGGTGGCAAAAAAGCATTAGGAGAGGTCGCCAAGGCGGTGCAAGATGTTGACAATGCTACATTAAAGAATTCGCTAGGGGTCGCAATCTGGGGTACTCAATACGAAGATCAAGGAGCAAACATACTAACTACACTCACCAACGCTAGTACGAAAACTGTCGATCTCAAAGCCAATCAAGATCAACTAAATGCATCCGTTGCGCAAATGAACGCTGACCCGATGGTGCAACTGACAAAAGCCGTAAGCGATTTAAAAACAGCAATGACCCCTGTTCTCGAAGTGATTGCGCAACTCGTGAGCGCGTTCGCTCAATGGGCATCTGCAAACCCAGTAGTAGCTGCAACGATTACGGCTATTGTAGCGGTGATTGGGTTGTTACTGGGGATTGTCGGTGGTCTAGCCCCTATTTTTATCGCCTTGACAGCGGCAGCGGTGTTCTTTGGGGTTTCGCTTGGAGCACTAACAGGAGTTATTGCGATTGTCGTCGCTTCTATCGCTGCACTTATTGCGGCAGGTGTAGCAATTTATACGAATTGGAGTACGGTGTCATCTTTCCTGATAGGTGTCTGGGAAGGGATAAAGGCAGCGGCTATTTCTGCGTTTAACCTGTTGGGTACCATTATCGCTAGTGCAATGGCAGGGATTGGAACGGCTATTTTGTCTACATGGAGTGCGATAAAAAGTTTCTTTTCCAGTGCGATCAGTAGCATTGTGAGTACCGTATCCAGTGGATTCAATGCAGCGCGTAGCATCGTGACTAGCGTAATTTCTAGCATTCGTTCCGCTATTGTCAGTGGATTTAACGCGGCTCGTAGCTTGGTTTCTAGTGTCATCGCAAGTATTCGTTCTACTATATCGAGTGGCTTTAATGCGGCGCGCAGCATCGTTTCTAGTGTCATTTCCAATATCCGTTCTACTATCTCCAGCGGTTTCGCAGCTGCTCGTAGTGCGGTCAGTGGTGCCGTTAACTCGATTCGTAGTTTGTTGTCTGGATTGGCAAGTAGTGCCTTTAGTTGGGGTTCCAATTTAATGAGCATGTTTGGTAGTGGGATCAAAAGCAGAATAGGAGCCATCGTGGACGCAGCACGAAGCGCGGCGGCACAAATTAAATCTTATTTGGGGTTTGCGTCTCCTACGGATAAAGGACCAGCATCTAATAGTGATGAGTGGGCACCTAATTTCATGAGCATGTTCAGTGATGGAATTAAGAAGAGTTTACCTGATTTATCAAGGGTTTCTATACTGGCAGCGAGCCAATTGCAAGCAGTGGTTCCAAATGTGTCAACAGTGTCAACTGCGGCTATCTCTGCTTCAACCTTGCCACCTATCCAAATCACCTTTACAGGTCCTATTACTATGGATAGTGATAAACGAATGGCCGAGTTAGGCGAAAAGATTTCCCAAGCAATTGCCAAAAATACCATCATCCAAAATCGAGCGGGAGGGGTTAGAAAATATGGTCAATAGTACGTTATATGTCAACGATATCGTTAGTCCTGACTACTTGGTAATCGAGTCGATTTCTAACCAGTTACTCCCCGATATTTCTGTTAAAACCACAAAAGTACCGGGGCGAGTGGGGGAAATCAACCAAGGAACGGAGTTAGGAACGCGTGTCATTGAGGTAATGGTGGGAATCATAGGTACAACAAAAGCAAATTTGGATGAGCGGGAAAGAGAGCTAACCACGTGGCTTTTTTATTCGGAACCGCAAAAACTACAGTTACCTAACAATAATAAATATTACATGGCTCAGGTGTCGGATGTAGATATAGAAAATACGTTAATTTTCGGTAGGGGAAAAATCACCTTTCTATGCACCGATCCGGTAGCGTATGGGGATGAAATTGTAATTCCTTTTTCCCCTACCGATACCAACCCTATTACCATCGTCAATAACGGGAATATGGATGCGTTCCCCAAGATAGAACTTACTTTTACCGACAATACGACCGAATTTGCTACCATCACCAACGATGATTATTTTTATTTCGGTCAACCTGCCCCGGTGGATTCCACAACACCCACCACGCAGCGCACACTGGTTTTACAGGATAAAGCGGAAACTACAACAGGCTGGTCGAGTGGTATCGCCGTAGACGGTGGGACGATTGCCGGAACGCTCACATCTGATGGTAATTTTATTTCCCAATCTGGTAATAACTACGGATCAGGCAGCACATGGCATGGCGGGGCATTGGTCAAGACGTTGGGGCAACAAATCCAAGATTTTACCGTGGAATACTACATTAATTTTAAAATGACCGCACCAACGCAGCTGGGGCGAATTGAAATATATTTACTGGATATCAACAATGTCGTTATTGGGAAAATGGCGGTAGTCGATTCCACAGCGAAAAGCAAATCCGGAAGGATCGAAGCGAGATTAGGTCCTTTATCTGGTGGGAAATTTCTAGCCAACAGTGAAATTGGAAAGGAATTTTATACATTTATGTATGGTCGGTTGTTCCTGCAACGGATTGGACAAAAATACACATTCCAAATCGGTAAATTGGATAGTAATTATAACTTTTTTGGTCGGTGGAGCACTACCTTTTATGACACGGCCAACGCTTTCCAAAGTAAGCTCGCTGGAATTCAAATCCATATTGCTCAATACGGTACCACTACTGTAATCCCAACAATGAACATCAATGAAATACGGGTATGGAATGAAAAAACACTGACATCGACAGAGGTGCCGTACATCTTTGAAAGCAATAGTAATTTTTCTGATGTGTTGTACCTGGATTCCGAGACGGGGACGGTTCTCAAAAACGGGGAGCCTTTTTTTTATGGCATCGGAGATTTAGGAAGCACCTTCCCAAAATTTCAGCCGGGTAGTAACAGTTTCTCTATTACCCCTGCTATAGCAAATGGAACGATCACATACCGGGAGAGATGGTTGCGATGAATGACCAAATATACATTCTAGACGAAAATCAAACATTAGTTTCTGTACTTAGCTGCCAGCTCCCTAACGCTTGCCCCTACTGGGATGACCTCAAAACGGAGCAGCTGGAGCATGGGTTGCTCACGTTTGAATTCCTCATTCCTTCCGACCATCCTACTGCGGAGTTGATGGTTAACGAGGGTTTTGTGATACGTCAAAATGAGGAAGCAGATGGGGACTATGAGTTATTCCGTATCAAAGAGCTGAAAATGAGTAAGTCAAGCAAGTCTTTGTATGTGTTTGCAGAAAACGCAGCCGTAACCAATTTGACAGGTCAAATTATTCGACCTACTACACTACCCAGCAAAACCATCGCACAAGTGATGGAAGAAGTGTTGCAGAATACAGGGTGGGAATTGGGTAGAGTTGATTATGCCGGGGTGCAAGATTTTACATTCGATAAGTATATGACAGCCCTAGAAGCCGTCCATAAAATCATGGATCAATTTGATGCAGAAATTCGATTCCGTGTGGAATTCAATGGAGCGATCGTGGTAGGAAAATATATTGACATGCTTCTACAAAGAGGTTCCGACACAGGAAAACTCTTTTCATACGGTTATGATCTAACGGATCAAGTGGAACGTGTTAGCAACTCAAACGACATTGTAACCGCCCTGATAGGGGTTGGCCCCGATGATAGTAGCGGCAACCCTATGACCTTTAGCAACTATAACCCTGTTGTTCCTGATGGATATGAAAAGCAAGGGGATTGGATCGGCAATACCGAAGCTCGTGAACGTTGGGGAGATGAAGGAAAGCATATCTTTGGAGTGTACCAAAACACAGACGTAGAGAATCAGGTTGATTTGTACAACCAAACAAAAGCGGAATTGGACGAACTCACCAAGCCAAAGTATACCTATACCGTTGGGGTTGTGTTGTTGGAGGATTTAACCGGATACGAAGCGCATCGGGTGAGTTTGGGCGACAACATTCAAGTCCAAGATAAAACGTTCAACCCTCCATTATATTTAGCAGCTAGGGTAATCGAGAAGAAAACGAGCATCCAAGACCCTACGCAAAACACGGTTACCCTTGGGGAGTTTATCCCGCTCATCTCTACAACTCCAAGCATCGTGCAACAAGCGCAGACCACTATCAATCGAACTACAGGGGTGGCTGGTGGGCATGTGGTGGTAAATAGCCCGACACAGGACGATGCTAAAGGGTATTATGCTCAATCAGACGAGTCCATCACGATAGCGGTTACCAATACTGTTCACCTCGGCTATGCATCCATTTTCACGGCCGAAGAGATTACAGCCGGAGTAGTGGAGTTAAGGGATAGCAATGATAATATCATCGAGTCACGAACGTTTGACGCTACGAATCTTATCCCTGAACCTGATAGCGTATATGAATATGTGCTAAAACTTAACTTCTTACTATCTCCAAGCGTGGGAACGTATAAATTGTGGGGGTCATTTAATGGGCAGACCTTTGTGCGATTCTCAGACGAAGTTAGTTTCCCTTATGATTCTGGTGAATTTAAGATCACGGGAACCAGCGACATAGATGGTTACTATTGGCACTTTTTTAAATTACAAGTAGCCGGGTCGGGAGTGCTAGGTGGATATGGTCAAACGCTGTCTATCGGGGACTTGTCTAATAACCTTGGTACCTTCGCTGCCCTGAATACAGCAGGAGAAACAACCTTTGTCATTGATAACGATCAGGTGAGTATAGGTGTTGCCAATATTGGTCAAGTGGTCTCTGACAGTATCGTGAATTATAGTAACGATGACCTCACTTTTTACGTGAATGCTTTAACCGGGGACGATGAAAATGACGGTTTGACTTCGGGTACAGCTCTGGCAAGTGTGACAAGAGCATTGCAGTTAGTTCCGAGAATGTGTGATGGGAACATTACAATCTATATCCAAAGCGATATCAATGAAGATATCAATATTCTCGGATTCATTGGACTGAATGCAATTAACATTTATGGAGGAAGTCGGACAGGAGCATCCGCACCTTTCACTTACACTCATTATACAATCATTGGTGATATGGCATTTGACAGTACAACCAAACGAGTAAATTTCACATATGGTCGATATTTTCCGCGTACTCAAAAAACTGGTTCTAGTGGGGCTACTAATTTTGGGGCTAAGTCTCAATATGTATACTTTCGTGAATGTTATATTTCTGCTAGGATTCCGGGAACGTCCAATTATAGCACAAATGCAGTTGCGTGGAATGACAACGGTTATATCCATCTATCCCATTGCTTTTTGCAGGATTGGGGAACGAATGCTATTCGAGCTGCTAGTCATGGGCGAATTCATCTAGAAGCTTGTTCAGGGTCTACCGCAAATACTTCTGCAAGGATAGGAGAAGCGACCATCGGTGGAATGATTACGTTCCAAGGAGGGACTAATTTATTAACCAATTTGACCACTGTTGGTTATCCGCAAGCTGGTAGTGGTACTACCTCGAATTACTTTATTACCAGTTACGGCGGGATGGTCAATGGTTCTACTACTCCACCTGCTACAAATGGGACAGGTGGAACAGGAACAACCCCACCGTCAACCACACCTACTACAGTCGTCTATGGTTCGAATAATAGCGGCCGTAGTTATCGTTATACGGTGTATGTTGGTTGGCGCAGTGATCTCGATGTACGTGAAGGCGAGTACGGAGGATATGGGCAGCACAAGGGACTTTGGTTCTTTAGCGGTGTCGGTGCCACTCCCCCTTGGATCGGCAAGACTATCAAGGAAATATGGGTGTATGTCATCCGCTTGAATGAAGGAGGTGGAGCCGGAACGGTTCGATTCAAAACCCACAATTACTTATCTCAACCAGCGGGAAACCCCACTATTGGAAGTGCTTACGTAAGTGCTTCTTTTAAATTTGGGGAGAAAAAGTGGGTGCGACTGGATCAGAATGCAACAATTAAAGCCGCTTTTGCTGCAAACACGGCGAAGGGAATTGCGATAGATGGTGGAGATTATGCCATCTTTTCTATTGCCGCAAATTTGAAAGTTATTTATCAATAAATTGGGAGATGATTGGAATGACAGTAACAAACCCGGCTATTTACTATGTGCCACATTCAGATGATGAGATTTTAACCTATGGTCCATCTATAAAGAATCACCTTAATGCTGGTCGTGAGGTGATTACTATTTTGTATACGAATGGTGTGGGTAGTGCCGTACAGAATCAGTTGAATGGTGTAAATAGCAGTAGTTACTGGGGTGGATATCACGTCCCAGCAAAGGAAGGGTATACCACTTTAAGCAATGATGATTTTGGAGACGCACGAATCAAAGAGTATATAAATTCGTGTCATGCGCTCGGTGTAAAGCCTGAAAACATTATAGTTGATCGCTTGACGGTGACAAACGATGTGAATGAGATGAAAAATCTCATATTAAAATATCACAACTTGTATCCACCAACCGGAACAGGCACAACGAGTCACAAGGTAATGAGCTGGAAAGACCAAATGGGAACCGGAACCAATAATCCTAACGAACACAGTGTCTCAGGATACGCTTTGAAACAGCTTTATGATGAAGGCATCATTATAGATGCTCGTTTTTATATTTCCAGATATAACATTATGAACAATACCATCACTGGTTCCAATGAGCTACTAACAAACAGTGCTCATTTGTTAGATTTAAAACACAGTGCGCGCTGCTACGATGCGTGGGGTCCAAAAGAGGGATTGTTTGCGATTGGATATCACTCAGTCAAGGATCAATTCGATAACTTTTTCAGCGATGTACGTTCTAAGTACCATCTACCGACAGCGTAGAGGGTACTTGTATTTTGTTTGGGGGTGAAGAAGGAGGACACAAATATGGATTTAGTTACAATAGCGGAAGCCGTAGTTAAGTCACCCTACGGATTATTTTTGTTTTTGCTGGTGGTTGTATGGTACACCACTTCCATGATCAAGCAAAAAGATTTTTATATGGAAAATCATATAAAAGAGGATTTGGAAAAAGCAGAAGCGAGAGAGAAGTGGTACCGCGAATGCTTAGAGTGGTACCAAAAATATTTAGAATCGAATACGGAACGTATGACCAATATGAGCAACGATATCAAGGATATAGAATCCATTCTAATAGAAGGGAGAATTCACTTTGAGTCGGACAATCGAGATGATGAAACTCCATCTAATACCACTAATAGGGGTGGTGGTCTTAATCATCTTAGGCGCAAATTATCAGGGAGGGACACAAAATGAACAACAAATGGAGAAATCGCGGGTTATGGTTGCTAGTGATCGGGGTCACCTTATCCGTAGTAAAACAAGTAGCGAACCTACTGGGGTATCCCATACCCGATCCAACAGCGGAATCGATCGTAAATATAGCAACAACCATAGTAAACGCACTAGCAATACTGGGGATACTATCAGATCCACCACAAACGTCCCAACAAGCAGAGAACAGCAAGCAAAACCTATAGATACGAAACCAAGTGCGCCACCAACGTCACAGAAGCCAACAAATCCATCTGACAATACAACCGAACCGGAACCGGGGAAGCCAACACCTTCTCCCGATCCGGTTTATTTATTATCGGTAGAAACTCCTGTGGCAACGGTGAAAGCACTACCAACAACAGAACAGGAACCACTGTTATCAGTGGAAATAGGAGATAAGAACGATGGAGATAAAACAAAAACTAATTCCCATAACCCTAACCGCAACAAGGCCAAGAATCGCAATGAATCCAAAATGGATAACGATTCACGAGACCGACAATCCAAACAAAGGAGCAAACGCACTTGCTCATGCAAAACTGCAAGCAAATGGAAACAGCAGAACAGCAAGTTGGCACTTCACAGTAGATCAGGACGACATATATCAAAGCATTCCCACGAATGAGGTTGCATGGCATGCGGGTGATTCGCGCGGCTCCGGAAACATGCAAAGTATCGCAATCGAAATATGTGTGAACAGTGATGGTAAGTTTGAGAAAGCAAAAGCGAATGCCGCTTGGCTTGTAAGGTATCTCATGGAAAAACACAATATTTCGATTGGAAACGTCGTCCAACATAACCACTGGAGCGGCAAGAATTGTCCAAGAAACATTCGCACACAAGGTTGGGACAAATTTATCAACCTTGTAAAAGGAACTACTACAGCTGTGGTAGCGGCTAAACCCGTGGAAATGTATGACCTAAGTTACATGAAAGAATACAAACTTGTAGGATTGCGAAGTAGCAAGCACCCTAGCGAAATCAATGAGAAAGTAACTTGGGCGATGGAAGCGAATGCTAATTGCGTTCTACTTCTCAAACGTGGGTTTGATTTGCGTTTGCTACAGAAGACTTTGAACGAGATGTATCCAGAAGAATAAAACAACGAAGCCCCTTTATAACAAGGGGTTTTATTATTTCTATTTACGAAATAAATATATTTATGTAATATTGCGTTTTTCTGTCAAAAAAATGTTATGATATCTTTGATTTCTGAAAATACATATTATTGAGGTGCGAAAGATGAAAAGAGCGTTAAAATTCGTATTGTGGGGTTTTGTTATCCTTATTGCTATTGGAGTCATTGCAGCCATTGTAAACCCTTCCACTCCTTCCACAAATGTCACTGCTGACCAGAAGAAAGAAACCCCTAAACCAAAGAGTGACCCCGGCGAGATCACATTAGATGAATTTAACAAAATTGAAAACGGTTTAACGCTGGAGCAGGTGGAACAAATCATAGGCGGCAAAGGTGAATTACAATCGTCGGCAGGAGATGGACAATTTAAGAGTGATATATACATGTGGAAAGGTAACACAATCGGAGGGAATGCGAACGTTACTTTTCAGGATGGCAAAGTAATGGCTAAAGCGCAGTTTGGACTGGAATAAAAAAATGAGGGAAATGTTAACCCCTCATTTGTGATACAATACAGGTAATATAAAACCCTTTCAAATTACCACTCGACCTCATTGCTGGTCGGGTTTCTTTTTTGTCTTCTTCTCTGGTTGAGCTTGTATGATCCGTTCATGTAACGAACGGATTGCCATTCCCACAATATCGTATTTGGTATATCCGGTTTTCTTCGCCATCTCGTTTATCTTCGACCGTTCCTCTTTTAACAGCCAATAAGTGCTTCTAACGCGTTCTTCTTCTAGCTTCTTTTTCTTCTTCCCAGACGCTACGACCTCAATTAATTCTGTAGCAGGATCATTAAACAATTGAATAACATTATCCTTTGGTTTTTCCGGTTTTACAATCAAATACGTAACCTCATCTACATCCTGATTTGTATCAGTATCCGCATGCGTATTTGTTTCCTCTTCTTTTTGTTCATCCTCATCCGCAATCAATTGCCTTTTTGCACCTTTGCTATCCGTCTTTTCCTGTGACTTGCTGGCAGCTAGGTGTGAATATTTTTCCTTTTTCGTTGTCGGCTTTTTTTCATCTGACACGTTCTAACAACTCCTTGATAAATGCATGATAAGGTTTCAATACGTTTTTATCAGCTGGTGTGACTTCTTGGATGCCTTCGAAACTAAATTCTTTGATGCGAGTACGTAGTGGTATAACGGAATTAAAAACCAATTCACCAAAATCTTTTCTTACTTGATCCAGAACCGTGTTGTCCATAGTCAGCATCTTGTTATACATCCCCGGAAGTATACCCGCCAAGCGAAGTTCTCCGTTGATTTCTTCCTTGACTAGCTCGATCGTTTCCAAATACTTCTCCAACGCTTCGAACGCTAATGGATCGGTTTGCAGGGCGATTGCTACGTAATCAGATGCGACCAATCCACATAATGTCCAATCCCCTGTCATGGGAGGTAGGTCAATCAGGATAAAATCATAGTTATCCTCAATCGGTTCGATTAATCGTTTTAGTGCTTTCAGTTGATCCGATCGTTTTGTATACAATTTTCCTAATTCGTTGGGGAGAGAACTCAAAACGTCTTCCGCTGGAATTAAATCAAGGTTTTCCTTCACATGATAAATGTACTGTGTAGCATCCTTCTCCGAAATTGCTTCATAAATAGTTCGCCCTGTGAATTCGTAAATGCTTTTTTGAGTAAGTATTTTTGTCATGTTACCCTGCGGGTCGAAATCGATCGCAAGAATCTTGTACGTTTTGGATAATAGGTGTGCAGAGATGGATGTTGTTGTGCTTTTCCCCACCCCGCCTTTCTGGAGCCCTACACTGATTTTTATAGCCATGATGTTGTCAAACCTCCTTAACCAATAAGATTAACATGGAGTATACATTTTAGGAAATGTATACTTTTATGCGTGTGAATAACCATGTATAAATGATTCAGGATAAACTTGTGATTCCTATTCATTTTGTTGTTTTGTTTTTGATTCATGATACGTATACAATTCATTATGTTGATGTGGATATGCATCATTTTACGCATGCATATTTGTAACATGTTCATGATTCGAATAAGTTGCAATAAAAAAAGGCATCTTTGTGCCTTTTTAAATATCTAAAGAGTTCCCTCTTTTTTGTGCCTTTTCAGTCCTTCTATTAATAACTTGTGTTCCTCTTCGGATAGCTCACCACGTTCGGACAATTCCAACCTAACACCGCATTGCGGGCAAACTAGTTCGCTGTAACTAATATCAAACACTTGCTTGAACAAGGAAGATTCTTCGCTGATTGGTTCCACATCTAATTCGCAAACGTTGCAATATTTCATTCTTCATCATCCCATATCTCTCGGTGTCGCCATTCCACTTCTTGCCAATCTTCTTCTTTTTCCTGTTTTCTTCCTCTGTAGTCATCTAGCTATTCCCTCCTACACGCATGTTGTTGACAACATAGACAATAACGAATAGAATGGATGTTGTTAGCAACACTTTAGCATAGTTGTACCCAAAAAAGAAGCACCTTGTACAATTAAATAAATGGAGGTTACACCATGAGCAACAAAAAAGGCCGTGACAAGTTTGATTATGCGATAACAGGGATTTTCCTTTGCGCCATCATCGTATCGTTTAATCACACGATAGACTTATACAAATCAGCAGGGTTTGATGTACCTGTACAGGTTTTAAGCTCGATCGTGGATTACTTTTTTGGTAAAGGTGAAAGTGTCACGCTGGCACTATTCGCAACGATAGCAGCAGAAGCTGCGTTCTCTGTTGGACTTTGGGGACTGTACGAAGCATTCAAAATAGAAAGGGAATTCCCTTCAATCAGTCGATACAAATCAACTTGGTTGGTGTTCGCTGGTGGGTTGTTAGTAATCGGATGGTCCAACGTTGGTGGGTCGCTCGGGTTCAATTATTTGTTTGGTAATCCAATTAAAGGTTATATTTTAGGTTTGTCTATGCCATATTTTGTTCTAAATTCTGTACTAGTGAACTTTAGCCGAACATACAAAGTTGACCGAACAGACACCGTACAAACTGAACAACCCGGTTGGAAAAAATGGCTTAAAACAGCACAAGAAATAAAATCAGAAGTTTCCACTTTGGTAGGATCGAACAAACTGAATGAACAAACTGAACATCATACATTGAACACTGAACATGACACACTGTACACTGAACAAACAAAATCGAACACTATACAAAATGAACAAATTGAACAAACGAAACTGAACATTGAACACGGTACGATGAACACTGTGCAGACTGAACAAATTGAACACCGTACAACCAACACTGAACAAGTAGATAAATTGAACAATGTACACAACCAAACAAACACGATTGAACGAGCTCCCTTGTACGTTGTACAACCAAACCGAACAGATAAAACTGAACAGACTGAACAATTGAGCACAGTGCAAAATGTACAGACTGAACAGAATGTACAACCATTGAACAAAACAAAATTGAACACGGTACAAAATGAACACGATACGCTGGACACTGAACAGACTGAACACCGCACACTGAACATTGAACAAACTGAACAATTAAAATTGAACAACCGAACAAACAAAACTGAACAAGCGAACATTGTACAACTGAACAAACCGAACAAACGGAACAAAACTGAACAGGCTGTACAGTATGTTTCTGAACTGATCGAACAGAACATAGATTTTACTACTCGATCAGTGGCCAGTGTGATCGGTTGTTCACCATCAACCGCATCTGCTGCGATCAACCGAGCAAAACAAATGGTACAATAGAAATCACGAATTGAAAGGAAGATCATTAATGGACCATAAAAAAATGATAGATAAAGTGTTGAAGGTAACCAACTGGACAGAAGAAGATGAGAAAAAACTAAGCTATGTCGACCGAGTTCACAAAATAAATGCAACTAGTGAGCATGTGTTGAAAACAATGAAAGCCATCCATCTTGAAAAGGCAATAAGTGAAATCAACTGCGCGCGTCATACAAGTTGGGCAGATGCGGAGGAATTCGAGCGCGATGAGAAGCGACTGCAAGCGGCAATAGCATTAATCAAAGAGTGTATGTAGTAAAATTTTGTAATTTATTGTCTATTGCTGAAACTAACAAATATTGCTACTATATTATTTAACAGTTTAATAGATTCCAAATAAAACGAAAAAAGCCACCTGTTGGGAGCAGGTCGCTGAACTCGATAGTAAATAAATTGTTGACCGCAATTTATTTACCAAAAACTCGTCGTAAGTAATTACGTTCATTAATATTCAATTGATACTTATTCTAACGTGATTTTTTCCGTTGGTCAAGTGTCTAATGATTGTACGAGTTTATTGAGTCAGTGACCCTTCTAAACAGGTATGCGAAACCTTTAGGAGGGTTTTTATTATGCAAGCAATCATTGGCGGTATCTTCGGAACACATACAGAGGTTAACACAGAAGGCAAAGTTACAAAGAAAGATGATTTTCACCTACGTATCTACTGGGATTTGTTCCGTAACGGGTCAATCAAGAAGTTAAAGGGTAACATGCTTCACGCTTACCTGCTCATCGCAATGTATGCAGATAACAGCGGAAAAGGATGGCCTACGCAGGAAATATTGTCCGATATGTTAGGGGTAAGTAGAAACACAGTTGGTACTGCTGTGAAACAATTGGAGAAAGAAGGATTTATTACACGAGAAAAAGTTAGAACATCTGGAAAATTTGATAACACCATTTACAAAATAAAAACTGTTCCTGTGAAGCCCGAAGTAGATCAAAACCATGCACAAGTTTTGGGCACGGTAGAAACCGCAGAAAATCAAGCTTTAGACCATGCCCAAGAATTTAACATGGTCACCATGCCCAACTTTTCAGCACCATCTTTTCAACATGATAATTTGGGCACTAAGGAAGATTCATCTTTTAAGAAAGAACTATCTTTTAAGAAAGATTTAAATACTAGTATGTATGTATGTACGGCTGGTCCCGAATTGGCTAGTGTTGATTTGTTTCAAAATAATTACGAGCTTACCAAGTATGCAAAAGAAAACTTGGAATCCTTTGCGATGAAGCATGGGGAAGAACTTACCTTGTATGCGGTTCAAAAGACTATTAAAAACATAAGCGTTACTAACCCGATTTCCTACATAAAGACCACTTTGGATAATTGGAGTGAATGGAAACTAACTACCCTAGAAGCAGTGTTAGCACATGAACAAGCTTTCTGGGAAGCTAAAAAAGCACCAAAAGAAAAGAAAAGCAGCATACAAGGAAAGCAGCATACATACACCAAACCGAACAAAACCGTTAAGAAGTTACCAGCAGCCGTTGCAGGGGAAATACCAATAGACGTTCCTACAGACGAAGAAACCAAGGCTATTTATGATGATATTTATGCAACGATGAACTTCCTTCGATCAACTGAAAAGCAAGTGTTGCATCAAAAAGATGCATCTTAGGCTATAGAATATTGATAGACTAATAGAGCTAATACAGGAAAAGGAGTAATAACAATGGGGAAACCAATAAAAACAGAGGATGGATTACTTTTAGTTGATTGCCTTGAATGTGGCGGGAAAGGTTCAGCTAATCGTGTAACTTGTTATTCATGCGAGGGTGACGGTGGTTTCTTGATGACGGAAGAACAGTACAAAAACTATATAGAAGATTACTACATGAGTTAACAGCTATCAATCTATTAATGCATCTGAGACAAAGCAAAAGGCACCTCTACGGCTTCGAATTACCGCAGGGGTACCTTTAACACTCAAAGGGTTATCATGTTCGAGTAGTTTCTTTTTCATGTACTAATTTTATCATATCCATAGCTAGTTCTTTTTTTGCTAGTTCTTTGTCTTTTACTAGGTCCTTGATTTCATCCAATGACTTGAAAGTGAATATTTTAAGCAGTTTTTCAACATCATTATCATCGACGTTTAACCAAAAATCATGAAAATCATGAACAGATGTTTTGTCAGCATCTAACCAAACTGCACCATCTACGCTCTTTCCAAACTTTGTTCCATCAGATTTCAAGAGTAAGGGGATACTGAGTCCAAATAACTGTTTTCCTCCTGTCCGTCTAGATAGTTCCGTACCGGCAGTGATATTTCCCCATTGATCACTGCCGCCGATTTGTAATTCGCAGTTATATCTTTTATTTAACTCTACGAAATCATGAGCCTGTAAAGACATATAAGCAAATTCGGTGTAAGAAATACCCTGTTCGAGTCGTGTGCTTACAGAATCTTTTGCAAGCATGTAATTTAACGGGAAATTCTTGCCCGTAGTTCTCATGTAGTCAAGCGCGCTTGAAGAACCCAGCCATTCGTAGTTATTTGCAATGATAGCGGCATTTTCTCCATCGAAGTCAATAAATCTTCCCAGTTGACTCTTTAGACTTTGAACCCATTCTTCAACTAATTCGGCTGGATTTAGTGAGCGTTCGTTAGCTCTACCGCTAGGATCACCTATTAGACCCGTGCCGCCACCTACGAGGGCAATAACCTTGTGCCCTGCTCGCTGGAATCGCCTTAATGTTGCAATGATGACTAGGTTTCCAACGTGGAAACTACTGGCAGTGGGGTCAAATCCTGCGTACAGGGTTATAGGTTCTTCCATTCTTTTCTCTAGATTATCAAAATCGGTTACTTGGTATACTAATCCTCGTTCTTGAAGCTCTTGTAAGAAATTCATATGAACCACCTTAATATTATTAATGGATATCATTATATATAAAAAAGAGAGGTGATTTCACCCTCTCTTTTGTTTATTTTTAGTCTTCTGTTTGATCACAACAATATTGAGCTACTTGGATGGTACCGTCTTCTTTAAATATCCACTGAGTGGGGTGTGCATTTTTGACCTCTGATTTATCGATGGTTCGAACAGATAACGTTCTATCCTTTACGCTATGGGTTTCATGCAAAATCTCATTTTCTCCTATTTCAAAATGAGAATGAGCGAGAGTAATTCCAAATTTTCGGTTGAGGTGTGGATATTTCTCCATCACCTTATTGAGTTCCTCGAAAAGTTGCACCTCTTCATTTGCTAAACCTAATGCAGTTGTCAAAAACATGTCCCCTCTCAAATCATATTTTCACTACAAGGAAAATTATAACATTGTACATATTTTCAATCAATTCTTATTAACCTTGTTTTCCTTGCTCTTGTAGTCAATACCGTGCTTGTCGAATAAATCCCTAAGAGCTTCCTCCACAAACCTTCCGTATTTCGATGTCCCGTTCTTTGTTGCCAGTTCCCTTAAACACTCCATTAGAGCAGGGGAAATAGTTGTGTTAATCACTGGACGACGTTCTTTTTGTGCCATGATGCAATCCCTCATTTTTTTATATTATATGTTGTTGACAACATGAATCGTTAGTTATAGAATGTTGTTAACAACATATTAACACGTTGTTACAACTACATCAAGTGGAAAGTGAGGTGAACAAGTGAATAGCAAACAACGCTGGGTGGAACGCATTCAACAAGAGTACGAAGAAGAAAAACCTCGCGACGTGTACGCACTCAAACACCGCACTTACTTTAGCGACAAATACAACTACTACTATCATGTGATCGTTACCGTGTATAGCAAAAACACCATCATCGATCTATACAAAACCAAGCAGAAGCGCATCCTACAAGCCCCGATTTGGATTAAGGTGTTAGCTAGCTTACTGGATACAAATGAGGATGAACCCATTTATGATTCGGTTAGCATCAGCAACAGCTATCTTGTACCGGAAGCAGTTAAAGCAATCATCACTGATTATGAAATGCCGCTGTATAACCGTTGGATGGCAGAAGAACAGGAACGCGCTGGACATTTAAAAATTAATTATGAGGAAGAGTTGCGTAAAAAGCGAAAGCACGTGAGCAATCCAAGCATGAACCCAGAACAAGAAGTGGAAGCAGCTCCAATGACATACGAAATTAATGACTACTTTGATACAGGGGAAGAGAAGACAGAGGAACAAATCTTCTACGATAATCTGAAAGAGACAGCTCAGACAAAAGGAGTAAGCGAGGAGTCATTAAAGCAGCTCAAACAGAATAGAGACAAAATTTTAAAATTTGAACAGAGAAAAGCACAGTGAAAAAGAAACTTTTGTTCCCCTCTCCCCCACTCTCGAGGGTGTCTCGATACCCGGTAAAATCGGCACTCGACCGACCCGATCACCGAAGAGGGAGGAGGTAGAAGACACTTACAACTGAATAATCGACATGAGGTGATGGCATGAAGGAAGAAGAAATGACAGACCGATTGGAACAGCTGTGGAAGCAGCTTGGCAAGAAGACGAAGGAGTTGGATAACTCCGAAAATGAAGCTATTCTGTCGGAGATCAACGAAGTGACTGAGGAACTAAAAAAAATCAAGCCCTCCACCAGTGGCGAAGGACCCGACCAAACTACAATTCTACCACATGGGGAGCTTGCTGGAAAGAAGGTTGCCACGATGAAGATCCAAAAACGCCGCCGCCCAGGTGGAAACATCGAACCAATGGGACTATAGGAGGCGATTCACTGTGGGCATGGTAGATAAGTTGATTGAAGCCAAGCGAGAGAATGGACAGTGGCAATACGGAAGAGTGGTAAAAGAGTATCAGACTTTCATTGTTGTGAAGTTTCTGGATGGAATTGAGGAACCTATCTCCAATGGTGACTTTGATCGTCCAGTTGAAGATAAATAAGACGGGGTTTATTCCCGTCTTTCCATTTTGAATATTGGTACAATATATAAGGGGATGATTCCATGTCACTCAAAAGTAAGATTGGTAAACTGGTAAAAGTGGATTATTACAAATGGGATTTTCGTCACAATAGATACTTGGAAGCGATCGGAGTTATACAGAAAGTTGCTAAAGTTACTGGTACTAACAAATGTGCTTTTCTGGTTCGTTATTTCCACAGGGTTGACTACAAGGTAAAGGAAAGTTGGTTTTATACTAATGATTGTAAGATCTTAGAGCATGAGGAAATGAATTATAACTATACCTGGCATCAAAAAGTAAGAGGAGACTTGCAATATAGACCAGCGAATTTTTAATAAAACAGGCGGCACTGCTGCCAGAGGAGAGATTGACATGATGCCTTATACAATCGAAATATCAAAAGTGATCGAAGGTGAACATGCCGAATTTGTGGTAGGTTGTGAATTTGCTGGAGGACTTAAAGCAAATCGAGTATTCCATGCTATAGAAAACAAGTATTCCGTTGAACCGAATTACAATGATGATTTCTTAGTTGATTTCTACGAGAATGGCGATCTGGTTTCTACATTTGCCACAAATGAAGCAAATGCATACTTGATTGATGAATTCTATTTTAAAGACTAAAACAGGCGGCGCGGCTGCCATCAAATAAAAAAGAAGCTCCTCCATTACGAGGGGCCTCTTTTTTATTTTATGAATCGGATGGACCACCCATGTCACACTCCTCCTTTCAATTCGCGCAGCTGTAGAGATGTTCATATAGTTCGGGCTTATAGTGGTCAAAGCGGTATTTTCTGGCCAACTCTAATGCTGCTTTATAATTGTTACAGGAGTCGAAGAAGTTGCCGTCACCCTCATATATGCTGGCCTCTAACTTGTAGGCCTCAATCAATTTGGGAATGTCTTTGGATTTCTTAGCATGTTTCACTGCCTTGGCTGCCATCTTGCGTGCTTTTTTCTGCTCACCCTGATCTCTATATAATTGGCTTAATCCCAGATAGGCAGAGGTAGGGGAATCTTTTTGCAACTTCTTTTCTAAATGTATGGCAGCCAAGAAACATGCTTCACTGTAATCCAATTCATCGCTTTCCAGTGCTAACTTTGCCAAATCCACAAATACATAATATGCGCCGTCTGGGTTGTTATTCATCGTGGCAATAGATAAGGCTTTTTGTAAGATTCGCCTTGATTCTGGTCGTTTTCCTTGATCTCTTTTGATGGATGCTTTCAGTTCATATACTTTAATACGAGTTAGAACTTCTTCCATTTTGTTTCTTTGGCTCCATGCAGGCTCTAAAGATCTATCTGCTTCCTCTATTTTCCCTAGCTCGTACAAGATAAGACTTCTATTGTAATGGATCGAATGTAGAACATGACGGCGCTCTCCAGTAGGGTGAGAGGAATCCAATCCTTTTTGCAAAAGTTTTAACGATTCTGCATAATTCCCGCGCACATATTGGATAACGGATAAATCCAGAAAGGCCGATGATTTTAAGTTTGCTTTGGGGCAGTATTCCAGGTCATTGGTTTCAATGACCTGCTGGTAGAATCGGATAGCGTTGTCATAGTCTTTTCGAACAAAGAACCGTTTAGCACGTAGAAACTTTTCTGCGATTGGTTTCGTGATTCGTTTCAGTTGTTCGTTGAAAGATTTTAGGCTTTTCACTGTATCCTGTTTTACCTGAGCCTCAATAGATAGGAATACAAGTAGCGACACTGATTCCTCTTTTTCGATTTGATCTAAGATGCCTTGGATATCTTCATGTCGAATCTCTAATACCTCTAAAATACGATCTATCTTTTCCTTTTCCAGCGATAGAATACCGCGTTCAAACTTTGATAGTGAGCCGGAAGTAATAGGTAACTTTGTTGCTAGCTCTTCGAGGGTTAGTTTTTTTTCTGTTCTTTTTTTGCGGACGGCACTTCCAATATCTACTATATCCATAAATCATCAGCCTTTCTATAAATATTCTAACGGTTAAAAAATAAATATGCGAACAGGAAAACGCGTGTTTCTTGCGTTTGTTTCGCTAATAAAACGGTTGTTTTTGTCTTCTGAATCATAAAAATAGCAATTTTATTAGCAAAGTTTAGGCAAAAATTCGCGATTTTACTGATTCGGGGACATTAGACATTGTAAGGGATAAATGATAGATTTATCTTTAAATAAAAACAATCAAAATATTAAATGAATGCGCCTTCGCAATAAAAATTCAAAAACTCCACTCACCATACATAAACCTCATAAAAGTAAAGGCGGGATAAAATGGGAGCCCTGAAAGGTCAAAAATTGAATACTGCAAGTAAAGCCAGTTCAAAACGGATAAATGAATTAATCTATGAGATTAGTCAAGTACTACCTGTAGATAACACCAATGATTTGAGCCGTTTTTTTGATTTCTTTGAATCCTCTAGTGACGTTATTCACTCTTTTTCCCGTTCTTCGCTTCTTCCAAAATCATTTCCAAAACGCTAATGACTGTTTGCGCTTCCTTTTCTGTTAATTCTCTACCGTTCCATGTGGGTGTGGACTGTAAAATAAACTTCCTCAAATCTGGTGTGCTGCTGGTCGCATCAGATTCATTGTTTACTTTGTTGCGAGTGTCTGATTTTCCCATAATGTATTCAATAGTAGTTTCATGAAAATCTGCCAAGCGAAAAAGAATTTCATTAGGTGGTTCTGCTAGGTCATTTTCATAACTTTTGTACCTATCGCGACTGATTCCAATGGCCTTCCCTGCCTGTTCCTGCGTTAGTTTCTTTTCTTTTCTGAGCGAACGTAAACGAGCTGATAACACTGTTATTTCCTCCATTTGTGTATATTTTTTAAATCGCTTGACGGTAATATAATTACCATGTAGTATTGAATTATGGTAAATTATTTACCGAAAGAGGTGAAGATATTGGAAAAACGTTACCATCTAATAAAAATGCGTAAAGCTTTGCAGTTAACCAGGAAACAATTGGCCGATGAATTAGGTATATCTGACGAGATGGTGAAAAAAATCGAATATGGCACGGCGAATCCTGGTAGGGAAACAGCCCTAAAATTTGAAGCATTCTATCAGTTATCTGAGAGAGTGTTATTTCCTGACCTTTACAATGGTAAAGATTTTACCAAAATAAACGAAAAGGCGCAATAGGATGGATGTTTTTGAAGCCATCGAAGCAGCCATTCGCCAAGCTAAATATAGCACAATCGGGCTTTCTCATGATCAAATATTTGAGATTATCATGCGGAAAGTTGACATAGTGAAAACAGATAAGCAAGCAGAGGAGGAAACGAAGTGAACCATCTACCCATTAAAACGAAACCATTTGTTCACCAAGTCCAGGCGTTTGAGTTTGGCATGAGGCATTCCAATACAGCCCTATTAATGGAACAAGGATGTGGTAAAACCCTTACCACGATTGCTATCGCTGGATCTCGGTTCCTGCGTGGCGAGATAAACAAAGTACTCGTTATTGCTCCAACATCCGTTGTCCCTGTTTGGCCCAAAGAATTCGAAGTTCACGCAGATTTCCCATACGAAGTGAAAGCCCTTGAAGGCTCCACCACAAAGAGGAAACAAACGTTATCCACCTGGCAAGCAAATGAATCTCGTTTACAGGTTGCCGTGATTAATTATGAAGGCAGCTGGAGAATGGATGATGCGCTGCGAAACTGGAAACCAGACATGATTGTATTAGATGAAAGCCAACGCATCAAGTCCCACACAGCCAAGCAGAGCAAGGAAGTTCATAAGCTAGGGACGCTGGCAACCTATCGCATGATCCTGACAGGCACACCCATCACCAACGGTCCTATCGAATTTTTCAGCCAATACAAGTTTTTGAACCCCAAAATATTTGGGAATAGCTTCTATAGTTTCCGTAGTAGATACGCCGTCATGGGTGGGTATCAAAACTACCAGATCGTTGATTATAAAAATTTGGACGAGCTAACAAGCAAAGCCCACGCGGTAGCATACCGAGTAACCAAAGAACAAGCATTAGACCTACCCGAATTCACGCACCAAACGTTGTATTGCGAACCTGAACCGAAAGCAGTATCCACGTACAACCAAGTAGCACGACAAAGCTACGTGGAGCTAGAGAAGGGCACAGTTTCAGCTAGTACGGTACTAACCAAGCTACTACGGTTGTCCCAAATCACAGGCGGTTATGTAGGAGGTGAGGACGGCGAGATTATACAGGTGTCGCAAGCCAAACAAAAAGTATTAGCAGAAACGATTGACGATCTGGTAGGAGCAGGGAAAAAAGCGGTTGTGTTTGCTCGATTCACTGCTGAAATCAAAGCAATAGAAGCTATGCTGACCAAGAAGAAAATAGGCTTTGTGAAAATCGCAGGAGGTACTACAGGGCGCGGTGAGCTGGTGGAGAGATTCCAGAACGACCCGGATTGCAAAGTATTCGTGGGACAGTTGAAAGCGGTTCGCGAAGGGCTGACCTTAACCGCAGCTGATACTGCCATCTTTTATAGTCTCGATTACAGCTATGCGGACTACGCTCAAGCTTTAGCCCGTATACACAGAATTTCACAGAAAAATCACTGCACCTATATTCATCTGATTGTGAAAGGTACCGTGGACGAACAAGTGATGGTGGCACTAGCAGATAAAAAGAACATGGCAGATCTTATTGTAGATAATTGGAAAACGTTATTTGGAAAGGAGAAAGAAGATGGCAAAAGTGTTCACGCTGGCTGATCAACTCAAAGCATTGAAGGATGCTAAAAAAGCAATGGAAGCCAAAATAAAAGAATTGAATCAAGAAATACAAGACGTAGAGTACCAGTTACTTTATCAGATGCAGGAAGCAGAGATGAGCAAGTTCGATCGTAGCGGATATGTCTTCTACAGCACGAAGCGCATCCATGCAGGTGTAAAAGCTGGATGTAAGCCAAACGTCATTGATTGGCTGAAAGGATCGGAATACGGCGACATGGTGAAAGAGGACGTAAATTCTCGGACGCTGGAAGCTTGGGTAAAAGAATACGTGGACCAAAACGAACAGCTCCCGGAAGGAATTAGCGACTATATAAACATGTTTGAAAAACAAACCATTTCGATTCGAAAGGCATAGGAGGGGAAAGGGTGAAAGTTTATGTACATGTGTCTGTCGTTGAATATGAGGGAATCAATCATATCTCCATTCATGAAAAATTGGGAGAAGCGCAAGCATCTGCTAGAGAACATATTCAAGGGAGTTATGGACCAGATCAAACTTCTTATGTTGTTGAGTATGAGCTGGGTTCTGGTGATATAAATTGTGAAACCGCGTTGTACAGCTATAAACAGAAAATAGAGGTGGAAGTGAAAGAGGGGTTTGTAAAATGAACGATTCTATTGAACTGTTAGGCAGGGTTAGTCCTGTTAATCCAAGCCAAACGCAAAAACGTATAGAGCAGGGAGTATATGGACTGGAACCTTTTCAAGTAGTGGTTACAGCATCGACAGATAATGTAGTGAAGATTTTAGGCAAACAAATTATAATCGTTGATTTTTCCAGATTAATGCCTGATGAGGAGGATGACGAGTGATTGATTTCGAAACACGACCGGGACGAATCATACACAGTCTAGCAGCAAGGCAAGGGATGACTCTATCGAAGTTGGCTGATCGATTAATGATTAGCCGCCATGATACTACCAAGCTACTCAATGGCAATTACCCGATAAACAAGCACCTAGCAGAAAGGCTAGATATTTTGTTCAGTCACTTCGATCACAACGGATGTTACGTCTACGGTGTTGATTTTTGGCTGGATATAGAAGAGAGTTATCGCAAAAATTTGCAGATTAGAGGAGGATGACGAGTGAGAGAAAACATTGACAACATTGAACAAGCAGCAAAAGCGATTATAGTAGCCTTGGAGAAGTTCGGTAAAGAGATGCTGCCCATATTCCAACGGGCAGCAGATCAAATTGCGCAAAATAAAGGCTATAAAGATGCGGCGCATATGTTGGCAGAGATAGAGGAGGGTGACGAAGAGGAAAATAACATACCTGACGAATTCGAACAGCTGAGTTTATTCAAAAATATCAATTAAAAAATAAAGGGGATAAAAAAATGGCTAAATACTTGGGAAAATTGGAACTTTTGGAAGTTAACGAAGAGGAATTTACAACTACTTTTACCTTCTTGTATGCAGAATTCGGAGAAATACGCGAGGTAACATGGTTTATCGGACTTTATGATAAAAACACGAAGAAATGGAAGAAAGACGACAATCAAGCAGACAAATATGTAAATAACGTTGCTGAAATCCTAAATTCTACACCTGCACACCTACAAGACCTGATTGGTCAAAGCTTCGATGTATGGGACGGAGAAAAGTTTAGTTATCTATGGGAGCCAGTGGAAATAAGTAAATTCGATGCAGATGAAGCTGGACAGATTTACAACGCGACAATCGTAGCTGTCGATGAATACGAAGCGAAAGCGGTCATACGGGTTCAACTGGGTGAGAAGATGTACGTTTCTAACCTCAATTGGGGTAAATGGGTGCAATCACTAAACAAATCCCTTCCAGACCCACACAAGAAGCAGAAGCAACTGGAGAAATTTAAAAAGAAATTCCACGTTGATTTCGACAATCGCGAGTCCCTAATTGGTAAAAACGTCATGATCGAAGTGGAAGAGAACACGTTTGACAGCACTGGTAGCAATCCTACCTATATCACCGTCAAAGCATTGCCAAAAGCGAACTAACTAGGAGAGATACTCATGGACGAATTGAATGAGATATGGAAAGCTGTCAAAGGGTTCGAGGGTAAATATGAGGTTAGTAACCTAGGAAATCTAAGGTCGCTAAATCATAGAGGGATGAAAGGTGTGGTTAGAAATATGAAACCACGTGAGAACGATCATGGTTACTACTACACATCATTGATGACGCTAGACAATAAGAGACAAACGAAATATATTCACCGGATTGTAGCGGAACAATTCTGCGACAATCCGGAAAACAAATTGACCGTAAATCATAAAGACGAAAACAAATCAAACAACGCTGCTGCTAATTTAGAATGGCTTACAGCTGCTGAGAACAATTCTTATGGTAGTAGAACAACGAGAACTGAAAAGCCCGTGGTAGCTTTTCACCCAATTTCCAAACACACTATTTATTTTAAATCAATACGAGAAGCAGAGAAAATGGGCTTTAGCGGATGCAGAATATCTATAGCCGCTAACGGTCGAAATAATACGAAAGAACACAAAGGTTACCGTTGGTATTTTTTGAACGAATGGGAGGAGATCAACAGTGGTAAATGATAATTTGATTTTCTATGATGTTGAAATTTTTCCGTTTGATTCTCTGGTCATCTTCAAGGACCTGAACAAAAACACAATAGCAGCGTATCACAACGACTTTAAAACCCCGATGCTTGGCAGTTATCGGGGTTCTGTATCCGAACTAATATGCGGTAAGACGTTAGTCGGATACAACAATTACTGGTATGACGATCACATTTTAACGATGATGATTCACAACTGGACACCCAGACAACTCAAACAGCTGAATGACCAAATCATACATGGAGATGGTTCCCCTCACGGGGTCCATCCTCTCATCTATTCCTTAGATTGTTTCCAGCAGATAGACGTAGCGCGGCCATCGCTGAAAAAAATCGAGGGAAACATGGGACTTTCCATATATGAGAGTTCCATTAATTTTAACATAAATCGCCAATTAACACCAAGCGAACTAAACGAAACCATTGACTATTGTAGCTATGATATTGACACGACAATTGAAGTATACAAAATGCGAGAAAAATCCTACTTTGTTCCCAAAGATTCTATTATCCGAATGTTACCAAGAGATCAACAAACAAAAGCAACGCGATGGAATACCACCACTATCTCAGCGAATGTGATTAAGAAAAAACAATACAAAGAGTACTGGAAAACGATTCGATTGTTTCCAGACGGACGAGACAACGACGAACGGTTTGTAGGTATACCTAATGAAGTAATTCGGATGTGGCACGAGAACCAGACCGGAACCGCTGGGGCACCTGTTACCACCAAGACAAGAAAAACATACACCCACCGCGCATTCGGTTGCGATATCGAGTTCTCATTGGGTGGACTGCATGGGGTAAACAGTGATGGAGTGAAACATTTTGAAAACGTGAAGTTACTGGACGTAGCTAGTTTATACCCTAACATCATCAACTACTTAAATGCGCTGGGAACGGAAACCACGAACAGTTATAAACGCATTGTAGAACGTCGACTAGCAGTGAAACACACACACGAGCAGTTACAGCAAGCGTTAAAACTAGTCATCAACTCCTGCTATGGGTTAATGAAAAACCAATACAGCATCTTGTTTAATGCCAATGCAGCTTTATCCGTTTGTATCTTCGGACAGATCGCATTGTATGACCTGTGTGAACGGCTGGCCCCGACCTGCAGGTTGATCAACATCAATACAGACGGGGTAGCCTTCACCACTACCAGCAATGATTACAAGCGAGTTTGGAAGGAATGGGAGAACGATTATCATTTCGAGCTAGAAGAGGACAGTTTTGATTTATTCATCCAGAAAGATGTAAACAACTACATCGGTGTGAAGGACGGCAAGGTCAAAGTAAAAGGCGGGGACGTTGGTCGCTACCACGGGGACGCGGTTTTCAAAAATAACAGCGTTCGTATCAAGGATATAGCCGTGGTGAACAAAATCGTGTACGGCAAAGATGTTCTAACCACGATTCAAGAGAACCTAAACAACCCGATCCTATTCCAGATGATCCTGCAAGCGGGTTCGACCTATAAAGGTACCGTGGATGAGAACATGCAGCACTACCAGAAAGTGAACCGTGTTTTTGCAAGTAGGCGGGATGGGGTTACCCTTTACAAGCTGCGAGCGGATGACGGATTAGTGAGGTTTCCCGATTCTCCAGAAAAGATGATTGTGTACAACGGTGACGTAAGCGAACTAACGGATTTCCGCAACAAAATAGATATTAATTTTTATTACCAACTTTGTCTGAAAGTATTGGAGAGGTGGGAGAGGGTTTGACAACATACGTGGCCTTTAAAGATGGGGAAAAGTACCCAGCGAAAGATGCAGAAATTAGTGATAACATCAATACTTTTGCTGATGCAGGTTACTTACTGGATAAAACCGATTTGATTGTAGACATCGACAACAAACCAAAGGAATTCATTGAAGCAATCATCCAAGAATTTAACATCAATACCCAAATCGTTTGGACGGATCGGGGAGCACACTTCTACTTTTTGAAGCCGGATGGATGGCGCGGAGCACAAGGAGTATCCTTACTGGGCTTCGGTGTCGAGTACAAGCACATCAAGAACACCAAGGCTATCACCGTGAAACGAAACGGAGTAGCAAGAGAGATCGAAAATGAGGGTAAACGTGAAGCTTTGCCCTCGATCTTTAAAACCAAGCGGAAACTAGAGGATTTATACGGATTGTCAGAAGGCGATGGTCGAGACAATAAATTATATTCCCATCGGATGCGAATTGGCATGGAAAGCGGTTGGCCGCAAATGGTGGAATTCATTAACAACTGGGTATTCGCGGATGCGCTTGAACCGGAAGATATTGACCGACTGACAAGGGATGTCAAACCGGACGCAGAAAAAAACGGCGAAGCAGCTATAGCTGATCAGGTGATGAATGACAAGAAAGTAGTATCTTACATGTCATCACTATGGTTCCAGCAGGACGATAAGTACATTCTTAACTATGACAAATTAAGAAGGTTAATTTACCACTATGCACCCGGTAAACCTACAAGGTACGTAGACGAAGTTATTAAGCAAATGAAGTACCGATCTCACATAGTGGAAGAGAGTAAAGCGGTACCAATCCGATTGAAAAACGGAGTTCTAATGAATGGTGATTTTATCGAAGTCGATTACACCGAATTTACTCCATACGTTATTGATATTGCATATAATCCTGATGCGAAAAAGATTCAGGAAGTTGATAATTATTTGCATCATGTTACGAAAGGTGAACCGCAATACCGTGATTTGTTTCTGGAAATGATGGCATACACGTTGATTACAGACGTTGGAATGATTAAAGCGTTGGCGAAATTCTTCATTATTGTAGGGGATGGAGGAAACGGGAAGGGAACTGCACTGGATATCATACGTACCATTTTAGGCGAAGACAATACCAGTTCCCTTGATATCGATCACCTTGCGAATGAAAAATACAGCAATCAAATGATAGGAAAACTAGCAAACTTGGGTGATGACATCAAGGACCAACCTATCAACGAGAAGAAAATGAAAGCTTTAAAAAATATAAGCACGGCAGACCGCATCCCAGTACGACGATTATACGAAGACCCGGGCGAAGCAAGAATGACCTGCACATTGATCTTTACCAGTAACCACATCATCAAATCATTTGAGAAGGGTCGGAGTTTTAAACGAAGAGTAAGCTTCATGCCATTGTTTGCAGAGGTGACCAAACCAGACCCGCGATTCCTAGAGAAAGTTCTATCGGAGCAAGCATTGGAATATTGGATGAAGCTTTTAATAGAAGCGTATCAGCGATTGTATGAAAAACAAGCGTTTACCTCTTCCCCAATCGTGGATAAATTCAACGAAAATTATCACCGAGATAATGACAGCACATTGGAGTTTTTGGAGGATATGACACAGGAAGATTTACTTGGTAAGCGACTCAAAGAAGTCTACGAAGAGTATGAGCAGTGGGCAGAAGATAATGGCATGTCTGTCCTATCCAAACGTCAACTATCCACTAATATCAGGGTGTTGCTGGGGTTGGAGTTAACAAGAGTCAGGGTTGGAAAGCAATTAATGCGGGTTTACAAACCTATTCAGGATGATGAGTAACAAAAAAGTGTTCCGCAAATGTTCCACTATGTTCCGCGAATGTTCCGGAACGAATGTTCTTAGCGGAACACAATTAAGCCTTATATATCAAGGGGTTTGTGTCCCTTGTTCCTTGTTCCTCTTTCTTTTTCAAAAAAAAAAGAAAAGAAAATATAGGTAGATAACGGAACAACATAGATGAGTTTTTCCACTAACTCCTGTTTACAAAAAATAAAAAAACAAGGGTACATAGCGGAACGCGGAACAAATGCCTAAAACCCTTGTAAACAAAGGATTCTACTGTTCAACTACGCGGAACAGTAGCGGAACAAATAGTGGAACATAGCGGAACAAATCAGAAAAAGGAGCTATACCAATGAGCAAAATCCCTTTGGAATCAACGATTGTCAAGAAGATACTGACATGGTTAAACAAACAACCGGGAGTAAAAGCGGAGAAGACACACGGGGGAATGTACGGTAAATCAGGTAAACCTGACATCACTGGTTGCATCAACGGTAGACGGTTTGAATTGGAAGTTAAGCGGCCGGGTGGGAAGCCTACGCAGCTGCAACTGAAAGAATTGCGGGAATGGAAAGAAGCCGGAGCAATTACCGCTGTTGTCTATAGCTTGGACGATGTGAAAAGTATCTTGTCTCACGAATAAACCAACTGGGGGTAACGACATGAGAGGACGAGCGTACGAACCTTATGAAGTCGATTACATCATTGAGCATTACCAACACATGACAGCTAATCAGATAGGTTTACAACTCAATCGAACGAGAAGTGCAATACAAACTTTGATTATTCAACTTCGCAAATCTGGTCGATTAGAGAGAGATTACAAATGCTACAACTCAGATGAGACGCAATACATCATAGACCATATTGGTCACGAATCGATAACGGAAATCGCGAATCATTTGGAAAAAACGGCAGCAGCGGTATCGATAAAGATTTACAAAATGAGAAAGCAAGGTCTACTAAAAGGAAGCAACTACAAACCTTACACTCAATCCGAATTATCATACATCGCAAAGCAATACGGTTTCTTGTCAGCAAAAGAAATCGCTGATCAGCTGGGACGAACACCGAAAGCAATTGAACAAACCGTGGTACGACTCAGAGAAAATGAAAAATTTGAATACTATCGCTCGGAGGTATGAGCATATGAACATGATGGAATTATTATCCGAATATAAACAATCGTTAAGACTAGTTAGAAAAGCAAAATCCAAGTATCCGCAGCACAAGCTGGATCGCAACCGAAAAGAAGATATAGCATATGGTTACCTTTCCAACATGGAAACCAATTTGAATTTTGTTATTAAGTGGTTGTCCACTGGAAGACAGCCGGGGAACATCCGTGGAGTGGAACGACTAGATGCATATCAGAGAGAGGTGTCATATGATCCATTATGGTTCGAACAAGAGAAGTTTTGTTTACCTGTTCTTTCTATTAAAGAAGAGGACGCTCTCCCTGATCCAAGAAGAGAGAAACGAATTGAGGATGCGTTAAGCGTTCTAACTGAACGGGAACGGGAGGTTTACAAACTGAGTCGCGGGGAAGGTTTCAGCTTCCAATACATCGGGGACATGCTCGGAATTTCTAGGAAGACGGTGGGTACTTTGATCGATCGAGCAGAAAGAAAGCTACAAAAATACCGGACTGTCGGGTGATTTGTAGGGCAAAAGCCACCTATAGATAAGAAGAAAAAAAGCAACGTCGCCATCTTGTGTAGTAGCCCCCGGATGGTGACGTTTTTATTTTTCATTCCTAGTTAACTTAATTAGTTGAGATATAGAAAAACATATGAAGTTAATTGTTACCGTTCCAACTGTGGAACACCTTGATATGCAAGGCTTTCTAAATTAAGGTTACAAAAATTTTATTTTGTTACCTTGCGTAAATCTTTGTAAGCAAATAAAATGCTCTGTCAACTCGAAGGCTTGCGTTCCTACGTGGGGTATTCAGTAGGGAAGATGGGGTTTTTTATTTGTTTACCTTGTTTGTGTAGCAGACTTGTTTACATATATATGGAGGTGGTAGAGTATGAAAGAGTGGGCACGATTCTTTTACAAAGGTACCAAGTGGAAGAAGTGCAGGGCTGCTTACTTCACCTCTCAGCATGGACTGTGTGAGAGATGCGGTGGTGTTGGTAAGATTGTACACCATGTCATATATCTCACACCTGATAACATACATGATCCTAATGTGTCACTAAGCTTTGATAACTTAGAGTTGTTGTGTCATGACTGTCATAATAAAGAACACTTCAAAGAACATACAGCATTGCGAGATGGCTTTGCATTCGATGCGAATGGGGATTTAATTTTATTAGAGTAATGATATAGTCTAGGAACTAAATAAATTAAGGTTACAAAATATAA